CAGGCCACCGATATTTATAAGCACTATTCCACCATGATGCGCCACCACTCATTTAAGCTCCTGAAGCCGTTTGGAATTTAATTTCAGCCTGGACATATCCGATTCCTATCTGGTCAAGCCCGAATTTGTCACCGTCCAGAGCGGTAAAAGAGCACAGAATATCATCAATTACACCGCTCGCAAGTCCAAGCTGGCGGTTGTTCGTTAACGCCTCGACAATGTCGCTAGAGAGGTTCAAGGCGTTATCGTTGCGGGTTGCTTCGGACGTGCCGCCGATATAGCAATAAATATCGAACCTTGCCGTGCCTTGAAACCTGCCCAGAGTGGGTCCGTAGCTCTCACGCGCCTCGACAAAAAACGTACACGCAAACGGCGTGTATGGCGGCTGAACAACGCTGCCACGGACAACGCGCCCTGTCAGGTCCGCGCCTGAATACCCGGCGGCAAAATTCACGCCGATAAGCTCAGCGATTTTTTTATGCACTTGCGTCATCCGCGAATCAGCCATATTGTTCACTTTTGTGTTCTAAATTGAAATTTTTAGTGCCGCAAAAAAAACGAGCTATGAAATTCTGAGCCATTTTAATTGCCTCCTTTTCTGCCTATAATGGCGATTTTTAGAGCTTTAAAAAGTTCTTTGTTAGCTTCGTCCTTCTGAACGTCCTCGACAGCGCGCCCGATATACAAACGGGGCAGGATGCCTTTTGACGGCGCACCGTATTCCAATGCCGCTGCGTATTTTATTGCTTTGCCGTATCCGGCGTGAACATACGCTAGAAGAGAGTCTGGATTGCCAAAGCTCATTTTGACGTTGAGCGAGTTAGAAAGATAATTATCAATTCGGCGCGGTCCCACCCTGTACCCGGAATTGCCAGTTTTTTTCCACTTGCGATATGGGCTGCCTTTTTTGCCTCTTTTGGTGTCGCGCGTCCGAATTGATAACGGCTTCAGGTCGTCGTTGGTGAAATTGCGGACTGCGAGATTTTGCGTCTTCAGCGCAAGCGATAACAGTGACGCGCCGGTCTCTTTTATTAGCCGTCCTTCAGCGGTTTTAAGCAATTCCGCAAACTCATCCGGAGTCATTTTTTTACTCATAGGATTGACCCGGAATTGCGATATGGATTGAGTATCTGCTTCACCTCCATAGGCATCGTGTAATTCGGCACCGATATACTGCCGCCACGGTTGGATACGGACGCGCGCCCTTGAGATGATTTCGCGCGTTGAAGCTGAGAGCACCAAGCGCAAATAGCGTGTATCAAATCTTCAGGCGCGTTTGCGGTGGTGTAGCCCGCTGAAAAAATTACCTTGATGGCGCGCGGACTATTGTCAAACGGCGTGGTGTATTCTGTAGGCTTGAGCCGGACTTTTCCTGCGGTCTCGTCAAGCGTGTATTCGGATGCGGCAACGAGCGTGTCTGAACCGTACACCTGGTCAGGGTCTGAATGGATTGAGGTAATGCTATGAACGGGTCGTACAGTCAGGTTCAAGACCTTGGTGTCACCGTATGACGGCCCGTCATAAAACATCGTGTATGTCTGCGTATCAAGCGACGATTTAAACGCGCTGCCGTGCTTGTGAATCGGAAAGCCCAGATAGACCGCGCACGCGCTTTCTACCCGGGCAATTAACGATGTCAGGTCAGCATCCGCAGCGGTGCCCTGTATCTCAGGAAGATAGGTTTTCAGGACCGCTGCGGTGACTAGTGCCATTCATCATTTTCCTTATGAGAACTTTCGAAGTCGTTCGCATTCGATAGTCACGCTGGTCTGACAATCTTTTCCTGAACCGGAAGAAGCACTGCGAACCTTAAAAGCAGCACCAGCTTCAAACTCTGGCTCATCAGTAGCAGTACCGGGGTCAATTAAATTTACGGCTGTCGCCGCTGCTAATGCGCCTTGGTCACCCGTCTTTGTGCTCCACTTAAAATAAACTTGAGTGCCTGCACCGTTCTCGCAAGAAATGGTTCGATAATTTGAACCGTGTGCAGCAATACCGGCGGTGTCTGTCGCAATCACATTCGTAACTTTGCACCTTTCCTGAAGTGTTACAAATTGCTCCAGAGTGTCGGCGGCAGCGTTTGAATACAGCATTAATTGAATAGAAAATTTCTCTGACATTTTAACTCCTTTATACAACGGTCATATTGTTGAGATAAGCCACGTTTTTGGTTGCGTCGGTGTCGGGAGTGTCGAGCACGTTGCGCATTGTCGCAACGATATTCACTGAACCACTTCTAATGTCCTTGTCGGTCTCCACGAGAATGCCGCGCTTTTCGTACTGATACCATGAATTTGTGTTGAAAATAACGAGACCGCTTTGAGAGCCGCCAAGACCGTCAAAAATACCGGTTGCGTTGAGGTCAGCACCCATAAAGCGTGACATCAAAATCGGCGTGCCCATGATGGACCCAATCTGACCGCTCAGGATTGTCGCGGCAGGTCCGAATTTGTCAACAGTCAGCACCTGGTCAAGCTCAAGCATGTGCTGGATTACGACCTCCGGAGAAGCTACAATATAACGGTTTTCAGCACCGTATTCGCCCATGCTTCCCATAGACCCGACAAGGTCAGAAAGCGCAAGCGCGGCGGGTGCGGTAACTTGTGAACTCGTGGCGCGGTCGACTGCTGCTGCTCTTAATCCGATGAATGTGCGCCGGTGATCAGCGGTGGTTCCAAGGCCCGCTGCGCCCCAACGCGACCGGATATTCCACGACGCAATTGTGTCCTGGTGAACTGCTGTCGTATCACCATTCAAAGCGCAGTCTTCCCACGCGTCTTCAAGGTCAACCGCAATCTGTCGACTTAGCGTCGGCATTAACGCGATAGCACTGTCTTCCATTGCGGCATCGTCAACGACATAGCGCACTGCCATGCCCTTGATATTGATGGTTTTCTGTGATGTTTCGACGGTTGAAGCAGTGTACAACGCCGGGTCATCCGAGGTGACTTCACCTTTTTTGTAGGGTCGACCACCGCGCGACAATCTTGGAATCAAAATTGTATTTCGTTCAACCGATATGGACGGGATAAGTGCGCGTAAATTCCGTGGAATCTGGAACGGCTCCCAAAGTTCAGGCTTGAACTGGTCAGGAATCCACTCTGCGCCAACGGCGGCTCCGTCATAAAACGCCTTGCGGATTGCGGGCGCGATTTCTCTTGGCGCGCGTTCAAGATGTCGGTGCAATTCCAGGTCGCATTTCGGCGTGTTCGGGCTTTTTTCCGGGATGACCATTTTGACGAAAGCTCTTTTCTGAGCGATGCGAATAAGGTCTTTGTGCCATTCGTTGCAGGGCGCGTCGGAATCCAAAAGGCCCTTACGTTGATAATTGACGTGACCCTGTCCAGGTATGTCGATTTTAGCTTTTTCTTCTTCCCACTGGACAGTACCATCCTTGCGGATGAATGACCGCAGGGCTGTATCACCGCCTGACGTTTCAACGGGCATGGTTTGTACGCTCTCTGTAAGGAGACGTTGCGCCCGTTTGAGGTCCTTGACCTGCTTTTCCATTTGCGTCATTTTTTCGGCGCTGTTTTTTTGGTGCTGTGTGATACCTCGAATGATTTTCTGTGCTTCTGCAACCATCGCCTGGTCTTGTTTTGTCTCAGCCATTTTCATACCTTCAAAAGGGTTAATGCCCGCAAAAGGGCGTGATTGAAATTCTTTTCTTCGTCTTCTTCTTTTTCTTCTTCTTCGTCATCGCCGTCGCCCATGCCGCCGTTGCTGCCTTTCTCTTCTTTTTCGTCATCTTCTTCTTCGTCGTATTCGTCAGCTTTCAGAAATTCGTCCAAAAAACTTTCTTCTTCTATTTCTTCTTCTGGGGCTTCTTCAGCAACCTCGCCTTTTGCGAAATGTACCACCCATTTGTCGTCCGCTTCTTCAACGTAAAGGATGTGCTTTTTGATAGAATTTAAAATGTTCCGGCGCATGTATATTGCGGATTTTGTTTTGAGCATTCCGGTGAAGTCGTCGAAATTGAAACCCTTTGCTGCGGTTGCTTCCGGTTGTGCTGGCACTGTCACAATTGATACCTCAAGAAGTTCAGATTTAGTGTATAAATTCCCGGCTGCACCGGCGTGTTTATGGTCAGACGGCAAATCCGACCTTGGGATAAATTCAAGCGGCTGAAAACCGACAGAGACTGCGTTTAAAAAACCCGCCTTTGTTTTCCGCGCAATCTCTGCGGCGGTTGCGTCTTCCATGTCGAATTCCACGTCAATCAACAGTTGATTATTTTCGACCCTGACTTCACCCTTCCCAATTGGGAGTGCTTGCTGGTCGTGATTGAACAGGACTATAGGATTATTTTTGTACGCTTCCAACGTCCAATTCTGCTCGACAACGTCCATGTATCGGTCAACCGAATCAGTCGACGCGATAAACGAAAACTTCTCAGGACTGGTGCTCTCAAGCTTTTTTATTTGTAGACTTTTTTTAATCATCGCTATTCCCATCCATTCTATACCAGTTTCGATGGTACTTTGCAGCTAAAAAACTTTTTTTTTAGACGGACCCCTCCAAAATAGGATATAACTAATTCGAGCTTTTTAACCGGCTCATCAACAACAACAACGGAGAATGAAAATGAACGCATCTACTAACAACTGGGCAGTATACGACAAAGACGGCAACCGCGTTGCTCTTTACGACGAAATGATACCACCCCATTCCCAATTCGGTTCTGCTCAAGGCAACGCAAGACGACACGCCGCCCGCCTTGGCGCAGGATA